GTTTCTGACTTAGCTAGTTCAGCGATCCTTTCTAACCTTTGATCTCTTTCGGCTGCTATCTTTTCTTCACCAGTAGCCAAGCCCAAGCCTTCAAACAGCTTTCTCATTGCCGCAGCTTCTTTCTCCGCAGCCTCTGCTTTTGCTTCTCTTTGCTGTATTACAGCAGCGCCAAACTCTAGCGCTGCTAGATCAGCATCTGCTAGTTGTCGTTGCAGCCTTGCCAATTCTCTATCCGCGCCTGATAGATCTTTAGCATTTTTTATTCGCGCTTTTTCTGCTCGTTTAGCCTCTTCATCTGCTAAAGCTCTTTCCATAGCAGTAGCTACCAACGCATGTTGAGCATCGTCTAGATCCAACAAAGATGCCTGATATGCGATAGTCTGAGCCTTGGTCATCCCAAGTTGAGCAGTTTGCTTATCTATCGATTGAACGAATGACTCTGCTTCTGATCTTGCTTTTTTGAAATCAGAATCAACCGATTGCAACGTGCCATCCAAGTCTTTCAAGGCGTTATTAGCCATATCGACTTGTTGGCTGGCTTGATCGGCAGTTTGAATGAACTCTAGATGAGCCCTATTCATCTCTAGGAACTTCTGACCAGCTTCCCCGTTTGCTTGGGCCTGTATTACCAGTGCAGCAGATAAATCGCCAAACGCCTTAATAGCATCCCTATCACCGCCAGCAGCAGCTTTCACTGCTATTTTGTAACCCTCAAATTCTTGTCGGGTCAGACCTAATGCTTTGGCATGTTCTTCTAAGTAATAGAATCTCTGTCCTGGCTTGCCTCCGAAGAAGTCTTCTTCTCTATCGGCCATATCCTTAGCGAAGGCATCAAGATTAGATTGCACCTTCTGTATGGCTGTCGCCATATTTTGAGCTAGGATGACTTTGGCGTAGTTCTCGCCTATTTCTGAGGCTCTCTTTAGTTCTTCGCTTACTCCAGTCAGACTTCCCTTGAAATCTGTATTCAAAGTGTTCGATAGAGATCTATATGCCTTATCAATCTCTTCAGCAGCATCGACAGTATCGAACAAACGAGGAAGTAAGGTTTGGCCTACAGCAGCACCAACAGCCAATAACGCACCGATGAACGCACCACCAGCACCGAATAACGAAGCGATTTGTGAACCCTGCTGGGCAAAGACGGTCATGACGTTAGTGCCGCCTTGCAACTGAACGGCAACGTCTTGAACCTGCATGGAAAGTTGAGCAGCACCGCCACGCATGAGCCTAAACCCACGCTGGGTGTCTTTCATTGACTTATCGAATTGCTGTATAGACTGAGTAGCTTTATCAATCGCTGGGCTAGCGTCGTTTTGCCCCTTGATTGCTACTGTTATTTCTTCTGGTCTCGCCATCTATACGCTCTTGTCTTAATCTAAGGAACGTCCACCAATGATTATACTCGTTCTCCGTCATCGACAAGATCGTACTCAGAGGCTGCCCAAGGTGGTCTGCCAACTCATACATCATGTACAGACCAGACGGATTCCCTTGAGCATCAATTAGTTTTTTTCACGATCCTCTTCAGTCTCAACTTGAAGAACGAAATTGGCTATTCGAGCAACGATATCAGGATCAACCTGCTTTCTAAGTTTGACCTTATCTTCTAAGCCGAAGACCTGATCACCGTTCTCGTCAGTCGCACCAAGGATGACGGCATAGATCATATAATCCGTACCGTCATTGTTAGCCCTGGCTAGCCATCTAGCTTTATCGTCAAGAGTAAGGTTCTTTGAGTAGATAGTAGTTTCCCATTCGGGAATCTCTAAGCTACGGATCTCACGATTGCTAAAGTGCGAAATCGCGGTATCTATTAACTTACTCATTAAGCAGTGCTAGCCGTTAGAGCGCCTGATCCCTGAAGCGTAATTGATGCTTCAACCATTCCGTCAAACGACGCTGAACGAGTAACACCAGTTACCAAAGCTGTACCAGTGTAGTAAGTATCTCCAGTCGAATCGCCTTCTGGGTAGAAGTTAATCGTTACGCTTGAGCCTACCGTGAGTGCTCCCTGTCCTGATGTATCCGTCTCGTCCCAAAAAACGTCAGCGGAACCAGTGAATGACGTAAGCGTAGAAATATAAGTCCTAGCCGTATCAGTCATTACAGTATCTTCTACTGTGTCGCCAGTTTCTTCGATGGAAAAAGATCGCAATTCGGCTACCGCATTGGAGCCGACTTTGATGATTCCATCTCGTCCTATATGTGTAGCCATTTGTTATTCCTCTTCAGGTTTCTCTTCTTTCTTTGGCGCTGGCTTTGCCTTCGCCTTAGAAGCCTCTTTCCATCCCTTGTTGATCATTGAATCAACTTTTGAAGGATGGCAATCAATTGTTAGCTTCCCATCAGGGCTTACTAATTTCATATATCACCTATACCGCCGTATCTGGCGCGTTGGTTACTGTTCGGTATTGTACAACGTAATTCATTGTGACAACACCAATAGGTTGATCACCTTCACCAGTATATTCTATCTCCGTCGATGACAAGAAGCTGTTCTTAGCTAATCCATTGATGGTTTGATCACCAGCCATCGCAGTTTCTACTTCCTTGCAAATATCATCAATCTTGTTGTCGTAGACAGTGATATTTCTAACGTAACCTTCAATTGCGATATTAACTGTCCTGTTCAGAACGCCAGGAGATCCCATAACGTCAATATCAGAATCTTCTGATGTGGAATAGACTAACAACGCTGGCATCGTATCAGCGTTCAAAGGATAAACGCGAGAACGAAATACTCTAGCCCCAGTTGTAGTTAACCCAGTGACATTAGTAACGATCCTATCTCTGATTTGCTGTCGAACATGATCAGTCATTATTCAACCTCAACAAACTGCTCTGATAGATCCGTTACGTTGATATCTTCTCCATTCAATGTAACAACAGTTGTCATTTCCGTAAGGGCAAGAACAACCATTCCATAATTATCTGGCTGAACTGATGTGATCTTGTAACTTGCAGCCGCTTTGATTGTATTCCCATCGAGATCTGTGATTGCCGCGAAATCTAATTGATCGCCATAGGCTGCGTTTCGTAGATCCTTAGCCTTACCATAAACGATAGGATTGGAGCTATTAACACCTACCGTTGCCCCATCAACCTCTAGGTATTCTTGATCTAAGATAACTTTGATCGTCGTTGCAGACCCACCATCTGGAGTGTATGTACACGAGATACCATGCCCGTAATCAGCATCAAAGTATCCGTCGAAATCTGCATCGAATTCTAGCGCCATTATCGTTCAGCTAACTTCTCGACTTTCTTAGTCTGCTTTTCTTTCTTCTCTGCTTTCATTTCCGCAGCATGTCCAGAGCTAATAAACTGTCTAGCTTCTGCGGTTGAAACTAATACCACATCACCGACTGCTCTAGGAACGCCGTGGATGTGACAAGGTAATTTGATAACGATTTCCATAATAAACCTCATAAGTTAGGGGAGCCGAAGCTCCCCGTCCTTATTAGCTGGCTACGATGTCCTTGATTACCGCGAAAGATTCGGGGTAACGGAGGGCAATGTCCATATCTTGGAAGAACGCCAAACGGGTTCCGCCAGAAGTAGACAGGCTAGCCTGATCAACTACTACATCAACACCTGAGTAGAACCCAAGCATTACTTGGCTGAAGTCGCCATAGATCAATGCTGAAAGGTTGCTACCAGTTCCCTTTGACAAGTCAGAAGGAACAAGCGTTGAAGAAGCTACTTGATGACCGAGAACCGTGCCATCAGGATCCATGATGAAGTTACCTTCAACACCAGATGCTTGCTTGCTTACAGTTCGCAGTGCAGCGATGACCTTGGGATTGGTCAAGAAAGCAGTGTCGTTGATAATTGCGTTATCAACTTCTACTTCTTTGATCAGATCAACAACCTTAGCGTAAGTTACTGCTGCACCGTTAGTGCCCATTGCAACTACGTTAGTGCTGCTGTTTCCGATGATCCCAGTAGGCTCGTTTGAACCGCCGCCTTCGATAGCAACTTCGTCAATCTTTCGTGCGAAAGTGTTAACGATGTCGTTACGGAGCAACTGCTCAACTGAAGGATCACTTTGCATCATGAGCTTACGAGTTACATCAACATAAGCCGCAAGTGTCTTAGGAGACATTGTGACCTGTGCGAACGTAGCAGCGCCTTCGCTGGGAGCAGAACCTTCAGCAACGAATGCTGAGTTAGTTACGCTAGCAGACAGCTTAGGAATGCTCACATCACCTTTCAGACCCTGCATTACGCGAGCGCCCAATTGAGTAATGGTCAAACGTGCATAGAGAGCTTCGATGAACTGATCAGCTAAGTGATCGGTTGATACGAGGAATCCACCTTGTGAATCCGTTCCAGCAGTTTGATCACGCTGGCCCCAGTTGATGTTAGCGGGGATGTAGAAGCCACGAGCTTCCTTGCCAGAACGCTTGGCAATCTCGTCAGAGATTTCACGCTCATAGCCAGCATCACGCCAGTCACCAGATGAAGCAGCCTTGATTGCTCGAAGCAAGCTGTACTCTTTTTGCTCTGAAGGAGCAACGTCAACTACAGCAGGAGTTTCAAGCGGCTTGTCGTTACGGATAGCTTCAAGAAGTTCGCCTCGGAACTGCTCTACACTTACACCACGCTCTACTGCTTTGTCAGCCAGATCGCGTTGATTGTGATGCTTTCCAAGTGCAATGATTTCAGCAGCAGAACGGAATGCGTCTGCCTTGGCTTCTTCACCTACTTGACGAGCATCGACTGAGTTTTCTTCTACAGTCATTGTTATCACCTCATTAGTGGGTTGAGTTTTTGATCGGCCTACTCCAACTAAACGTGAAGAATCCGCAGGAACTGAAACAATCGATGCTTCCATCGGTGTCCAGCTTGCCCTGTAGTATTCTTTGCCGTCTTCGCCTTTCGTCCGAACCATTCGATTGATGCTATAACCGACAGAAACATTCTGTTTGATGCCAGCTTTCACATCTTCAAAAACCTCTTGAGCCAAGGCGGATTTTCCAAACTCCACCATCGCAACGGTACGCCGCTGCGACTCGTCAAGGTAATAGGAACGAATCACACCGATCTGCTCATCCATCTTATGGTTGTTAAGAAGGGGTGCTCGTCCTGAAGACATAAATTCCATATCTATGTCTTCTTTCTTATGGCTTAAGACCTCTAAGCCAAATTCTCTTTCGACTGGTGTTTCACTAGATACACCAATTCGTACCGTTCGCTTCTCTTCATCGATATGACCTCGATCAAGTTCTACCGAACGATATACAATTTCATCTGCGTTGAATCTTTCAGCTACGGATTCCGCCATAGCTTCGTAGTCTTCATCGCGTTCTTCTTCAGACTCTTCCATCATTTCTTCTGGCTCTGAGACTTCCATCTCGCCTTTGCCAAACTCAATGATGAACGAGTCTTCCGTCTCTTCGACGTTGATGATATGTCTTTCCATATCTACGATCTCTTGTTTTTCACCTTTCGATTTTAATGGATGCCCATCAGGAAATAAATCAGTATCATGCTTTCCGCTGCGGAACTTTTCGTTCTTCACGGCATACAAGAAACTATTTACTCTGGCTAGCGCCCACTGCTCAGGACTACTTACATTCGGTCTTACAGACTCTGGATTAGTCTTATAAGCCCCGATACCGCGATTGAATACCGCAGTCAACATTCTCATGTTTACTTTCTTGCTCGCAGCCCTTACAGAATCGTTATGATCTTCTACTTTCTTTTCTAGGGCTTTCTTCATTGGGCCTGTCAACGCACGATTATTATCTAGCTGGCCTGCTATCTTTCTCGACCAACTAAAACCTGCGTCTCCTCCCCAAAGTGCCCAAGCAATCCTACCGTTAGAAGGATAGCCTTCTTCACCAGGACGGAACCCTTGTGCCTTTTTGTCTACTTCATGACGCGAGAAGAATGAAAACATCCGCTTAACGGTATCTTCCGAAAGGTTCTTACCGTTTACGATGTCTCTGGCTCTAGCGATACCTACCTCGGTTCCGCCTCGGCCAAACTCAGAACGCCAATCAAGACCCTTGCGAGCCTCTTCTACCATTCCTTCTGTTGGCTTATAGCTCGCCATCTTCATCACCTTGAACTTCTGGCTCGACTGGCATCTTCACACCGAATGGCTGGAACGCAGTCTTCACACCGTACTGCTGTGCAAGTCGTTCTTCACGTTCATGCTGCTCGAAGAGCTCTTCTACATCTCTTCCGTAATTAGATTCGATGTCTTGATACGTAACGATACCGTTCTGTAGACCTTGGATGTTTGCCATCATCTCTTTCTGCGGATCAACCCATCCCCAAGACCGAGGTATGAAAGATACGTTATCAGCAAACTTGTCATACTTTTGGATCGGTAGATTAATGCCAGTAGTCATTGCTTGAGTTAACCAAGCTCTAAACACTGGCTCTACAAAATGCTCAATCATGAACTTCTGAAGCATTCGATATTGATCTCTATCTTCGAGGCTTCCAGCACGTAAGGATGAGTAGTTAACCGACGACAGATCATTCGACAGACTGTGATACGAGATGTTTAATCCTGAAGCTATGCTTCTTAGCATCGCTGTAGAGAATGACTCAAACGCAGTAGTAGGATGAGCAGGATCGAAGGCTTGGAACTGCATTCCCGCGGGAAGTTGCTCAAAGGTTCCTGGCTGGGCGTCCATGATAGGTGTATATTCATCTTGAACGTCATCACCAACATAGCCATCACCAGCAGGACTCGTGAAGAATCCCATCTTGGCGGAACTAACCCTTGATGCTACCAGTTCACTTTCATAATAGCCGTTAAGCATCTTGATTGATGACATAACAGAAGCTGCGAAAGGATAGCCTCTAGTCTGCTCTGGTCGCTGTCTTACGAATGCATGAATGATTTCATCAGCAGGGACTCGAATCGTCTCTGCTTTCTGGGTATACCCGTAATCATTCGGATGATCTTTGTACATATGATAAGCGACTGGAACTCTTCTTTCGTCAAGTTCGACACCCATCACGATACGATTACCGTTCGTATAGAACTCGTTCTTCGTATCGACTAGATGATCAGCTTCGAGAAACTGAATCCGAAAGCCGAATTCGGAACTAGGATCTCGCTGATGTCTGATTAAAACCTCGCCGTCCCTAGCAAGTGCTTCAATGAACATCTTCTGGCAATCCAGAAAGCTAGACTGTCGATCAACTGTGCAATTCCCTTTCTTTGACCACCTAGCCCAAGATCGTTCAATGATGTTGTTTGCAACAACGTCAAGAGATTGATCTTCGTTTCTCGATTTCATATTGACGCGAACGCCGTTATGTCCTACAACATTGGCGCTCAGAAGATTAAGATAACGCGCAACGTAAGCATCGTTCCTAGCTAATTCACGGGAACGATTTCTAAGAGTTACTAAGGCGTGTCTTAATTCTTGATCGGCGCTAGTCGCAGGCCCAAAGAAGTCAGAAAATAATCTTCCTGTCGATGCACCCTTAAACGAACGCTGAGAAAGTTTGATAGCTTTCTTTGCATCCTTCTTTCTAAACGGATTCCAAGCCATCAGAATTTGACTCCAATCATATTGCCAGTTGGTTTATGGTTTCTGATCTTAGCCTTCTTTAACTCTTCGTTGTACTCCGCACGATAGCGGTTCCTGAACTCCATCAACTCGTCTGGAGACATTCTCGAAAGACTTCTTCCACCGATGCTGAATGAGCTTTGATCTATCGTTGCACGATTCTCTATAACCGCTTCGATTGCATCTAAGACTTTCTTGGCATGACTACGCAGATCTGCATTAGTGTCTGCGAAGTTAACTTTCAACCTAGTGAATCCGCTATCAACGGCTACACGCTCTGAATCGGATGATCGGGTTATGAATGCATACCACTGATACTCGCCTGCGGTATATGCAGCAGTTGTTGCAGATGCAACCTCTACAATATAGGCATCGGTAGTTTCAGTAGCAGTGATTGTGAACTTGTGACTTCCGCCACCGCCAGAGTCTTCGTGGAATTCGTAAGTAAGTGCGTAAGTATCAGTAGGATAGTCGGAAACGAGATCAGTGCGCTTCCATACCCAACGATCACCTAATACTAATAATTCTGGCTCTTGAAGCGGATAATTATCTCTATCGAAAAGATTTGCCATGCTACCGCCATGAGTTAACGTAACTGGTTCTGGGCCTTCTCATTACCTGTCTTCTGACAACAGGCTTTTCTGGCTCGACTTCTTCTATTTTTTCAGGTTTGGCCCTAATGTCAATTTTATCCGCAATCGTATTGACATTCGTATTGATTATAGCATAGGCCGCTAGCGCATATACATAGCAATCTAGTGCCTCATTTCTAGTTCGTATCTTCTGAAAGACTCGTCTTTTATAGCCTCTAACGAACTTGGTAATGATCTTTTCTGCGGTTAACTGTCGGAAGTATTCTTCATTCAACGTATCGGAGAAATGAATATATCCTGGGCCTTCTTCCTGAATGCGTAAACGTGCAAATAATAAGTCTTTTGCAGTGTCAACGCCAACAGGGAATAGCCTGCATTTGACCACGTTATTCCTGCTAGGTTTCCCAGCAATTGCTTTGCCTTCTCCAGCAACACCCTTAATAGCAAAGACTCGCTTAGAAAAGTTCCTATGACAGTATTGATAAACCGTGTTAGTGAAGTGACCACCTGAGTCTATCGCGGTAGCCCTTACCCCTAATGTCCGTCCGTCTTCTGTCTCAAACGTTCTAGCAATCTGTGAGTCTAGTGCCGTCCATAACTGTGGTGTAGAAGGATCACCGTAAAGGATTTCATGCTCTAAAACCCAAGATTCTTCATCTCGGCCAATACCGATGAAACTTAATTCCAAACGATCATCCTGAACGTCTGCCCCAACCACGATCATCACAACACCTTCAGGGACTTGGTTGTAATGCTCTCGACGTTCGATCAAGTTCAGTTCATCGATGGATTCACCTTCATCTTCCCACGATTCCCCCCAGTAGGTATTGCAGAACACCTTAAGCTGTTCAGGATTCTTCTTTACCGACAAGAACTCTCGAACGCCATCACTTAAAGGAGTCCACGGGGAGTACAGTCCCGAGATCTTGAATCCTGCTATTCCCTTGAAGTCTTCGCCTGCTACCCATTCACCGTTACGGACTGACCATCTTCTATCGGCATCCGTCCAGACACATCCGCATTCCTCACATAAGTATCCAGCCGTTTCTGGATCGTCATCCTGCCAGCGGACGTTAGACCATCGTAAAACCTGCATGGAATCACAATGCTTACATGGGACGTAATATTCCCGCATATCTGATTTCTGGTAGGCGTCTTCTATCCTTGAGACTCCCTTAATCGTAGGAGTCGATACCGCAATGATCTTACGGTTCCAGAATGTAGAAGTACGCTTCCTAGCTAGACCTAAAGGATCACCTTCAGAACCAGCAGACGCAGGGAATCTGTCAACCTCATCAGCTAGGACAATCCTTATCGGACGGGACGCAAGACCTGCTGGGCTATTAGCCCCAACCAGACTGAGACTGCCGCCAGGAAATACCTT